CTTGCCGGCAGCTGAACCTTTGGCGAAGTGATGGGCATAGATAACAGATGCTCCGGTCTCTTCGGCGATCTTGTCGAACTTGGCGACCATCTTTGCGACATCGCCGTTGCTGTTTTCATCGCCTTCCATCAATTTGTATAAGGGATCCATCATGACCGCCACGTATTCCTTGTTACGCATTCGATTGATGATGATCGGTGCCAGTTCCGAAATGGTCTTGTCTGCTCCTCTCAGATTCCAGATCTCGACATTTTCGATATGGTTGTCACAGTTCAGTTTCAAAGCGTTGTATATGTCATAGAAACGATGGAAGAACGATGCTCCATCCAGTTCCATGTTCACGTACAGGACTTTCCCCTGTTTGCACTTGTGTCCAAGCCATTTATGACCTTCGGCGATCTTCACAGCCAGTTCCATCAGAGCGAATGTCTTTCCTGCCTTTGACGTACTGGCGATGATCATCTTGTGACCCTGTCTCAGAATCCCTTCGATCAGCTCCGGCTTCAGCGGCGGCATATTTTCCCAAACATCCCTCAAATTGACGATGTCCGGCAGTCCGTCATTTTTCGCCATGACCCATTCACGCCATTCCTGGTATGTATCCATGCCGATGTTGGTTTTAATTAAGAATTGTTTATGATTTCCACGAACCACACCGGGCAGTCTGGACAGCCGTGACGGATTGATATTTGCCTTATCGATTTCCATGCCGGCATCGTGAAGAATATTCCGGATGAAATTGAACTGGAAGCGGTACTCTGTAGCGCTTGCTGCATTCACCGGAACGATGGCATGAATGGACTTTCCTCCGGAATAGACCATCGCCTTGATTGGGATCTTTATCTTTTCCAGGATCTCGATCTGTTCATTCAGATCCAGATTGTCGCTCTCGATAAGTAAGTTATTAAACTCGACAACATTCTTATCATCTACACCTTCACCATTCAGCGGATTGATTCGGATCCATGCACCGGCTTCTTTGTTGTAGCTGCCAAATACCTTTTCGACCGGCTCGCCATCCCTGAGCATGTCGATCAGCTGACCGGCATTGTTGGTATAGGAGCCTTTCCCGGAAGGAACATATTTTCCTTTCTCGTTCAGAATCGACCGCATAGTGTAGCCGATGATATCTGACGGATCGAACAGGGCTTCCAGATACCGGACTAAGTCCTTTGTGGGATTCCACTTCGCCGGTTCGCTGAATTTAGGCTTTTCGGCAACTTCCGAGCCGTCCCAGGATATGACCGGAGAATACTTTTCTTCGCTCATAAACACTTTCAGCTTTGACTCCGGTGACCAGCCTCTGTCCTTTGCCATCTGGACGATCGTGCCGCCGGTGACATCGCTCCTGTTGAAAGACTCCCATTTCCTGTCACACATTCCATCGTCATATCGCTCGGAATCGGACGCAGACCAGTCTTTCCATGTTTCGACATCATATCCTTCCTCTTTCAGAGCCATGCCGACTCTGAGCCAGTCCGGATAATCAAGACCTGCAGGATCTATATACTTAAGTAGTTCTTCCAGGTCATTCTTCTCGTTGCTCATAACGCATCACCACCTCTACTCTGGGCTGAAGGCTGTAATACTTCTCGATCAGAACGCTCTGGATCTGACTGTCATCGTGGTAAGCAATGCCGTTCAGGGCATCACAGATGATCTTCACGATGTTGTCCAGATCCGGCTTCTTCAGCGGAAACAGCTTTCCCTCTAACATCAGCCCATACTTCTTCTTCGTTGTGCTCTTCGGAATGGAATAGTAGGCCTTCATCTCGCACTTGATCGGAATCACCGGATCGATCGGGTCGTGTTCCGGATATGCGGTACTGAAAGCCAACTTGACCAGATTCTCATAATTAACTGTGTCCTTAGGTGTAAAGGCATGGCCAGAGCGCCCCAGTCTGGGACGCCCTTTGCCTTTTGGTTCACCCGGAATGGAAAACCTTAAGGTTACCATTCAGTATCGCTCCACGCCTTTTTCTGAGCCTTTGCCGGTGCTTTCTTCGGAGCGAGGAAGCGATCTACGTTGTTGTACAGATTGCCGTTGTATTCACGCTGCGATGTCTTGACCAGACCGGTCTTGCCCGGCAGCTTGTCCCAGTCCGGGACAAATGTCTTCTGGCCTTCCTTCAGATCGCCGATGCACTTGAAGAATGCAGCGATCAGACCGGCACATTCTTTGCAGACATAGAAGTTATTTCTCAGAAACGCTCTGCCTTTGTCGGTATCGACATGGAGATTGACCGTGACCATTCCACAGGCCGGGATCTTCGCCGAGCCGTTGTAGTCACCGTAATCGACCGAATCGACCACGAAATCATATTCACCCGGTTTGAGCAGGACATATTCCTGATCTTCTACTTCAAATTCCATTGCATATTTGCTGTTTGCCATTGTCTTCTTCCTCCCTTAACCCAGTGGGTCTCTCTTGGCTACGATTGATGAATAAATCTTGTTGATGTTCTCGATCAGATAATCGATGAAATCCGGATCATAATCACTGATCGGAGTGTCTGCCGTGTAGATGCCTTTATCGGCGACAACGCTGCGCAGCTCTTCGTCTTCGATGCCCTTCTCGATCAGAACCTTCTTGATGCGACCGTATTCGGTATTTCCCATCAGAGGCGTGTCATCGTCAACGATATCCACGTGTGGAGCGTTGATGTCAATGTACTGACCGCCGGGAACACTGATTGGATCTTCCTTCACTTCCTTCGGCTCTTCGACCGGCTCCGGTGTCAGATCGTAATATTCACGGATTGTGTCATCTACCATCTTCAGATCGTTCGGAATCAGTTCATCCTGGAACATTCCGACCGGAGATTTGACCGTATCTGCTCCATTGTTCTGAGTGGAGAATGAATAAACACCGTCAGACACGTTTGTTCTGAGAACGATGGCGAACATTCCTTCCAGAGTGATCTTCTCATCCAGCATCTTGCCGATGGTCTTCGCTTTGACTGTGGTGCCGTCTGAAGACAGTTCCGTGTGCTGCAGGAAGTACACGATGACATCTTCCGGCAGCTTGCGGCAGAAGTTTACCAGCCGCCAGAAACTCTGACCGATCTCCGTGAATTTCTCATAGCCTTTTTCACCGGCTCTGGTCATGAATTCGTTGCCCATCAGATACTGGGCATCATCAATAACGATTGTCTTCTTGTCGGTCTTCCTCAGATATGTGACGATTTCGCCGTAATCATCGGAATTGATGTGGTCATATTTTTTCGCCCTGAACGGAAGCGGTTTGCCCAGGACATTCACCAGAGCAATGTCTTCCGGTTTGAAATGGCGAAGAGAAGCGGACTTGCCGGTGCCGCTCTCACCGAGAATCATTACAATGATTGCCATATTACTTAATCCTCAGATATTCTCCTTTTTCTTCCAGATGGGCGAAATCCAATACTTCCCCATCCTGTTCGATCGCCTCCCGGATCAGTGCCTTGTCCGGTTCATAGACAACCTTGCAATACTGAGCCGGCACATCACCATCAATGACGAGCGGTTTGACACCGCCTTTCTTGGCGATTGTGAAGTGAAATAAGCCGGTATCGACCTTCGGACGACCTGTTTTCTTCATGGAATCAAAGACGGCCTCCTTGAGCCTGTCTACAGCCTTCTGACGGCTCTTGCGCAGTTCTGTAAGACGTTTGATCTCGGCATCGTAGCCATTGATGTCAGCTTCGAAGTTCCGGATGATGCGACCGTAATTCTCCAGCTTCTTATCCAATTCCTCACCGACCGTCAGAGCGTCCCAGGGATAGTTTTCATCATCGGATTCCAGAACAGCCTGGATTTGAAGATATTTCCCGGTCAGTTCGTACAGATTACTCATTGTCGATCTCCTTCTTATCCCACAGATCCAGCCGGTTCAGTGCTTCGAGCAGCTGGGACATCGTTGCCCGGATCTGAATGCTTTTGCGGCCGCTCTCAGCCGTTATAAGCACGTTCTCAGCGTCAACCTTCTGCAGTGTGATAGTTCTGCCATCCTCACGGAGAATGGCCTGTAAACCATGTAATTTCTTATGTAAGTCACCCATTATCTTTCTCCTCGTCTATTGTTCCGGCAAAGTCTTGCCAGCCGAATTCCAGAAATGCCAAGCGATGCAGTTCGTGTTCTTCTTCGAATGCTCGCAGCAGCTTGTCGTATATTCTGTTAGACTGGCCTCTGGCGCAGTCCTCGCAAAGTGTGTGCCATCCGTTCGTGACGGATCTTTCTCTCGGTGTGACGATCTCACCGCACCGGAAGCATCTGACTTCGACAGTCTTTGGTGTC